ACTGACAAGACAATGGAAATAGTGTTGCAATTCCGTACAGAAGACGGTAAAGTTCATCAACTGTGTAACAGTTTTATGGAGAAACCAAATGGAAATTGAAGTGATGGAAGAGCATGAAGATGGATCAGCAACCGTTATGTTGCGAGACATCGAACCACGTATGATGCAACTCCTATTGCAAGAAGGACTCATCTCTTTGCTAACTAAAGAGATTGAAAAGGCAGAAGCAGAGAAGCGTATTCCAGCGTTGTTTAAGGAGAAAGTTGAATGAAGTATGAAGAAGTAATGGCAGCGCAGTACGGTGGCAATCATTACAAAGAACGTGCTATTCAACCTTGGGAAGTATGGGAGGCGTATGATATGAATGGGTGGGAAGCAAGTGCCCTAAAATATTTGCTACGCTATAAAGATAAGGGTAAACCTTTAGAAGACCTACATAAGTGTCTACATAACATTCAATATCTCATTGCTAAAGAAGAAAGGAAACAAAATGTACAAAATCAAACGAATCAAGGGCGGGATGCCAAAATCTTTGAAGCAGTTGTTCAGCAACTACAACGAAGCACGGAGTGCCCTACGCAAGTATATGCGGAAGCAGGGACAATTCCGCAGGGGTGAACACCCTACCATGCTTGTAATGCAAAGCTTTGGTTTCATTATTAGTAAGGCTTAAAAAAGAAGGGGGCTTAATTGCCCCCTTTGTCATTCCCCAATTTTCTTCTGTAACAACCCGTATACTTGCGCTACTGTACGAGGTTTTTTAGTTTTTGAGTCATAGAATATAGACTTATTAGCTTTATACTGGTCTGGAGTAACCACATCCTTTGCTAGTTTCTTAGGCGCAGCACTAAGGAATTTCTTAGCACCAGATACACCCAAGAAATGAGCAGCGTATAAATCAGTGTCTGTAGGATCAGTACCTAAGTGTTGTTTAAGTTGTTTCTTATTGTCTTCAGTAAACTTCTCTACAACAAGTTTAGATTTAGCAGGGTCAAACCTATCATCTAGCTTCAATCCCAATCCATACTTCTTGTTATATTCTTTCCAAGTACCCTCAGTAAATTGATATAGGCCAGCGGCGCTACTAGTAGCAGCTTTAGCTTCAGCCTTACCACTGCTTTCAGCCATAGCTAGGCGTTGATAGTAGTCTGGCTTAGCAGGCTCTGGTGCAGGAGCAGGGGTAGTAGAAGCAACTTGTTGTGTTTGTTGCTGTCCCATACCAATGAATTTTTGAAAGTCTTCCCAAATACTCATATTACTGCCCAATAACATCAACACCGTCAGCTTCAAGCTGAGATACAGCATCGTCAATACTCATCTTTCTTTCTGCTGCAAACCTAGCTACGTCAGCCATATTTGCAGTGCGCTTACCAGAAGGTTGTTGAGTAGCCGCCTGTACAAACTCTTGTGTACGCCCCTCACTTACAGTTTTACCTTTAGTAAATGCAGAGATAAATTCTTTTCGTAGTTCTTGTGTAGACATACCTGTTACATCAGGTTGAACACGTAGCATCTCGTCAATGGCAGATAAAGCATTGTTCACTGCTGAAGGTTGGTTAGCTACACGAACATAGTTGTCATAAGAACGGCGTTCAGTAGGTGTAAGATTTGCACGAGGTACACGATTAGCTACAACACGTAGTGGAGCATTACCAGTAACATCTGCAAACACAACTTTAGATGCGTTAACATCCAGTCCGGGAACACCTTGTACAAACGCTTTTACATACTCGTCATAAAACTGCTTAGCTTTATCGCCGTGAGCCTGCGTACCATAGATGTATTGGTTAGCAGCCACTTTAACTTGTTCTGCTACAGCTTGCTTATCTGTAGGAGATAGGCTACCAAGAACAGCTTTAGTTGCAACTTGACCAGTCTTCAAATATTGTTCAGCATTAGCTGGTTGTTGGAATGCAGATACAACATAGTCAGCTACATCCTGTACCTTATTCTCAGACATCCCACCTTGGGCTAAATCTACAATCTTCTGTTGTTTTTGTTTATGTGTAGTTAACGAGGCAGTAGCATCTTGTTTATTTGCAGGAATAGCAGCAACAGGAGTTTCCTTATATTTATTCATACTACCCATTAGTTTCACAAACTCATCTGTAGATACACCAGACAAGATTTGTTCACGTACACGGTTAGCATGGTCAATGATTGAGGCAGCACGAGGGTAACGAGCACGAGCATCGTTGTATCCTTTGCTATCACCCGACATACCTAGCTGAGCTACAATCTCTGCTGGAATTCCTAGACTTCTCACCATAGTGTCTACAATGTTTAAACGACGCTGTAGTTCAGTTTCTCTATCGTCCTTAGTAGCAATACCAACTAGGAAGCTAGTAGGATTCTTAGTATAAAATTCACGCTGAGAAGTGTACCAATCGTTAAGAACGCCCATAGCAGTTTTAACTTTATCTGCATCAGCAGGGGTGCTACG